ACGCCGTAGAGTGGGAGATCTCTCCGGCCTCCATCATCGAGCTAGACACCGATGGTGAGATGGGTCGGATCGTTGGGGTTAGCTCCGTTACCCCCTCGCTCGATCACCTCAATATGATGAAGAGCGAACTCCGGGAAAGCTCTGGGACGCCAGATATCGCGGTGGGGCGGGTGAACCCAGGCTCCGCGGAGTCCGGTGTGGCTCTGGCGATCGAGATGGCGCCGATGGTTGCAAAGGCGGAAGAGGTTGAAGAAGACATCGCCGCCAAGATGGATCAGCTGCTTCACGATCTGCTGAATGGATGGCTTCCAGCCTTCGAAGGGGTACAGCCGTCTGGGGTTGAAGTGACTTCGGTATTCGAGGATCCGATCCCCAAGAACACAAAGGAGATCATCGAGAACATCTCTCTGTTGGTGACCTCGAAGATTGTTAGCGCTGAATGGGCGCGTGGTGAGCTGACGAAGCAGCTTGGATTCATGTTTACGGATGCTGAGGGTGGCGCTATTGCTTCAGAGGCAGAGGCGTTGCTAGATGCGACTGGGGCGCGGCTAACCGAAGAGGCTGCGCCGGAACCTGCGGCAGAGGTTGGTCTGTGATGGTGCTAACTGTAGTGATAGACGATGATATTTCTCCATACTGCGACGATAGGGGGTGTCACAAGGCATGGCCGGATGGACTCCCCCAGGGATACAAGTGGGATGGTCGGGATCCGGAGACCGGGCAGCGGAGGATAAAGCTGTACTGCTCAGCAGCTTGTGCGATACGGAACGGCGGGAACGTAGCGCTATCTCGGGGTGGCGGTGCTGGAACTGCTACCTCCCAGTCAGACCTTTAGTTATGTGCGAGTGCGGTTGGATGGTGGCTGTTGGCACGCCTGGCTGACCGGGATGTCCTGGTTGCGTACGTCAACGTACAAAAGGCCGCTGATGCAGAGGTAAAGCGACTTCTGACGGACGCCTACCGGGACATCAACCGACAGCTGCGACTTATCGAGGCCTCTGACAACACCTCTGCGGCTCTGCTGCGCATGCGACTGCTCGCGACGAAGCGCGAGATACTGGAACGTCAGGCTGAGCTATACGACAAGATTGGCGATGTGGTGCAGCGCCGGCGCAAGGCCGCCGCGGCGCGAGCGATTCAGGTTGCTGGTCGATATGACCAGGATGTGTTCAATGCCATCGGCGAGACGGAGCTAGGGCGCGAGGTTTCCAGGAACTTTGAGCAGACTGAACTCCGGTCGATAGACGCTGCGATCGCGCGCATGACGAAATCTCGAACCTCGCTTTCTACGCGAGTGTATCGAGCGCGAGCCTGGGCGGATGAAAGGTTGGAGAGGAGAATCAACTCAGCGCTGGCACGCGGGCTGAGCGCTGACCAGCTGGCTGCTGAGATCCGCGACTTCATCAATCCTCGAACTCCGGGTGGACAGCGGTATGCGGCGCTCCGTCTGGCCCGTACGGAAATCAACAACGCTTTCCATGCTATGTCGATTCAGGCAGCAATTGACAAGCCTTGGATTGACAAGGTGGAGTGGCATCTATCGAGGTCCCACCCGCGGCCGGACGAATGCGATGCGTTGGCAGGGCGGATGTTCGCTCCCGAGGACACCCCGCCCAAGCCGCATCCTCAGTGTCTTTGCTATATAACGCCGGTTGTCGATATGAGCGCGGAGTCTGATGAGGCGTTCTTGGATCGCCTGGTAGAGGGCGATTTTGATGACTTCCTGAAGAGCTTTGGTGTAGAACATGGGTTGTAGATGGGGTTTCAAGACATAGGCAGGATGACCACGGTAGACTTCCACCCAACGTTCAGGTATAAACACGGAGGACTACTATGACCCAGCCGGCAACCGGCAGCGACGCACCGAGTGGCGACGCAACGGGCGCACAGAGCGGCGCAGCCAGCGACAGCGGAGGCCCAGGAACCGCACAGAGCGGCGAGACCACAGCCACCGCAACGGATTCGGGTGCACAAGCGGCCCAGCCCGCTGAGACTGTGAGCAAGGCGGACTTCGATCGCACCATCACCCAACTCCGGGAAGCAGACCGGAAGCGGCAGGCGGCCGAGGCCGCCCTTCAGCAATTACGCGACAAAGACCTGCCGGAGGCGGAGCGCGTCAAGCGCGACTATGAAACCGCGGTCTCCGAGCGTGATGCGCTGAAGAAAGACCTCGCGCAGTCCAGGATTGAGAACGCATTCCTCAAGCAGAACAAGTACAAGTGGCGTGACCCCGAAGTCGCGCTGGCGATCGCTGACATGTCCGCGGTCTCCATCGATGACAGCGGCAACGTCACAGGGCTGGAGGATTCGCTCAAGAGACTGGCAGCCGCCAAGCCGTGGATGCTGGAAGCAGACGCCGGTGCCGGTGCAGAGGGAAGCGGAACAGGTACGGGAACGGGACGGACCCCAACCACTGTTGGAACTCCGCCCATGAACGGACAGCCCTCAACCGACCGGACCGACAGGACAGCCGCCGTCAAGAGATGGCCGGCTATGAAGACGCGTCAGCGTCCTTCATGACTAGTGCCGGGGAACCCTGGCTTGGAAAGTAGGTGAGATGTCCAGGATCGATAAGTATGAGCCGCGCGTTGGCGGTTTCCGCGCTCCGCTTGACGTGGCCACCATAGCTGGTGACCCCGGCAAGGTCTGGGCGGTGGGGCTGAATTCGTCCGGTCGTGTTGTGAAGGGGGCTGGCGCTACGGGAATCATTGGCGTCATCTGCCCGGTGCGGGCGATGGCGGCGAGTGAGCCGATCGATGTCATGACGGATGGGGAAATCGCGGAATTCACTCTCCAGAACGGCTCCGCTGCGGCTGCGGGAACCAGGTACTTCGGCGTGGCAGCGGACGGAACCTTCAACACCACCAACACCGGAACCCGACTGGGGTGGACGGCGGAAGCCGGCCGGCTCATCGTTCGTGTTGGTCGCGGCACCAACCCGACTACGTAACGAGGGAGGGATAGCAAATGGCAAAGGGCTACAGCGCCAGCGCTGATATCCTGACCCGTACGCGGGACGGGCAGGATCTTAATGCTATCTGGCAGCAGTACCAGCAGGCACTCGCGGACTTCAACGCCACTCGGCAGCCGCTCATCGACATCCTCTCCTTCACCACCACCCAGATCATCGAAGATGTGGTGGCCCCTGGGCAGGAGACCTTCGAGCGTGCTACTGAGTTTGGTATTCCTGTGTCGATCCGGCCGGCTCCAGCGCCGACCGCACGTGCGTACCCGTTCGACTGGTACGACACCAGGAACGGCTACACCTTCCAGTTCCTGGCGGGTGGGCCCAACCAGACGTCCGGTGCTTCCCAGGCGCAGCTGGACAACGTTCTGAATCAGGTCATGGAAGCTGACAACCAGCTTCAGTTCTCGCTGGTGATGAAGGCTCTCTTCAACGACGCCAACCGCACCACCATCATTGACGGCGCTTCATACACCGTCACCGCCCTCTACAACGCCGACGGCATGTACATCCCGCCCTACAAGGGGCAGACGTTCGTGCCAGGGTCGCACACGCACTACACCTTCAGCGGCCAGGCCTCGCAGACGGCGTTCGATGCGCAGGACCACCTGGACCTGGCGCGGCTGGTGGAGGAGCACGGCTACACTCGGGCCAACGGCTTCAATGTGGTCTTCCTGATGAACCCCACCGATGCTGCCAACGGTATCATGCGGTTCGTTCGGAACGTCGCGCTGGACCTCGGCGCTGCGGTGGATCCGGTCTCGCTGTACGACTTCATCCCCTCCGCGGGTCAGAACCTCGCGCTCCAGCTGCCACCGGGCTTCACGCTCGTGGGCGGGCTGCCGCCGAATACCTTTGCAGGGATGGATGTCGCCGGCTCGTGGGGTCCGTACCTGGTGATTACGGATGCCCAGATTCCGGCCGGCTACATGGTGGCGGTGGCGACGGCCGGGCAGTCGGTCAACTCCAATGTCATCGGTATCCGTGAGCACGCCAACCCTTCCTTCAACGGTCTGGTCCTTGTGCCGGGCAACCGCACCAACAACTACCCGCTGATCGATTCCTACTTCATCCGCGGGCTGGGTTCCGCCGTGGGTCCGCGCGGAGCCGCTGCTGTCATGCGGCTGCATGCCACGACCTATGCGGTGCCGGCGGCCTTCGTCTGGTAAGGAGGCGTCAAGATGTCGCGAAGGGTTGACCTCTCCGGTCCGCTCTCGGATGACGATAGGGAGTACCTGCACTCGCGTGGTCTCCACCAGACGGTGGACAGCATGGACGAGCAGCATGGTACGAGCGAGCCGGAGCCGGATGAAGAGGAGCCGGCTGACTACAACCTGTGGACGGTTGCTGACCTGAAGGCCGAAATCCAGGAGCGCAACGAAGGCCGTATGGTCGACAACCGGATGTCGGCCGATGGCAACAAGGCGGATCTGGTTCGCCGGCTGGAAGAGGATGACAGGCGTCAGCCGCCTGCCTAACAACTCGACTGGGTGCCGGTTGGGATGGCGTGTTCCCCCGTGCGCGCCGGCCAGCCGGCACCCTCACCATAAGGAGAGTCCATGGCCACCGTTGAACAGATTGCTGAGCTTCGGCTCCTGGTGGCCGAACCCACCGAGGATACCTACACCGACGCTGCACTTGGGGTTGCAATCGATGCGGCCGGAGGCGACCTAGACCTAGTGGCGCGAGACATCTGGGTGCAGAAGGCAGCTAAGTTTTCTGCACTTGTTGATATTTCGGAGGCCGGTAGCTCGCGCTCGATGGGTAGCCTCCACGCCAACGCGCTCAAGATGGTGGACCTGTTCAACGCTAAGCTGGATAGGACCAAGGCGGATGTTGTTGTCGGCACCAGGATCCGGAAGCTAACGCGATGACACCGGTGTTGTACGTTTCAGAGCCATTCACCTACGAGGGTGGAGGGGTGGCAGCCGGCCTCGGCGTCAGCGTAGTTCACCAGGACACCAGTATAAAGGCTCCTATCTACCACGACGCCGGAGTCTCGCGTGCCCCAAACCCAATTCGTACAAACGATGTGGGCGAGGCTGTCTTCTGGGTTGAGCCAGGAGACTACGACATGCTAGCTAACGGCGTGCGGACACCGATCGAGGTTTCCGGCGACGGAGGCCCCGGCAGCTACGAAGAGGGGGTGCTGCTACCGTTTACGGTGGCGGCCGGCTCGGGGGCGGGTCAAGGAAAGGCCAGGCTATACAATGACACAGGGCTTCAACTGACGCTGGAGAGTATCAGAGCGTCGGTGGATGCGCTTTCGGGTCAGGACCTGATCGTCGATGTCAACATGAATGGATTAACGGTTTTTACCAATCAGGCCAACAGGCCTAGCATCTCCGCTCCTGGCGGCACCCAGAAGGTATCTCCAGATGTGACAGATGTTCCGGATGGGACCTACTTCACAGTGGATGTAGACCAGGCCGGAAGCTATACAAATCTAGTAGTTCAGATCCAGTTGAAGTGAGGCGGAGTGCGTAGGCGTAACCTGCCGGAGCGTCGGCGCTGTTCGAACGGAGCTTGATGTGGCAACTGTTTGGTATAACGTGGGCAAGACCCGTGTGGCAGCGGGTGACAGCCCACTCGACTCAGCAGACCTCCGGATGGCGCTGATAACCGGAACAAAGACTGGCGCCAGCAACCCTGACCTCGCAACGATGGCTGCTATCGATGCGGTGTCAGGAGTTGGGCTACATACTGAGCGTGTAGCCCTGGCAAACAAGACAGTCAACCAGGATGACACCAACGATCGAGCCAACGTGAGCGCGGATACCGTTGCGTTTGCTGCTTCGGCCGGCGTGACTGCTCTTGCCTTGGTGATCTACGATCACGCTGGGGGCGGCACTGACTCCTCGCGCTTTCCGTTGATGTTCGATGACACCAACTTCGGTGCCGGCCTTCCACTGGACGGTGGACTCGACGTCAATCTCCCCAACGGGTGGACGCGAGTTACGTAAATGGTGGCGCCGACCCTGCTCGATTTCGCCGAGAGCACCTGGACCGATGTCTCGTCTAGTAGCGAGGTCACCGCAGACCTTGACTGGTCGGGAAGCGGAGACTTAGCTCTGGTTCTCGGTGCAACCGAAGACAACTCAGTTACGTTGGGAACTCCCACCGCGACTGGGTTGACGTTCTCGGCGATGTCAGGGACGCCAACAAATACAGCTAGCAGCTGCAAGGCTTATGCTTCGTCAGCAACAGCAAGCGGCAACGGAAACTCAACAGTTACTTCTACTGCGCCGGCTGGGGGATCCGCAGGCCGCGGAACTGCTGCATGGGCATGGTCTGGATCTGGTGGGTTCGGAACCCCAGTCGTCAATGTAGGTACCACTCGGCGTGTCAGCGTTACGGTTGTTGGTCCTAACTCGACGGTGTGCATGATCCTGGCAGACTGGAATGCCACCTCAGACCTCACCGTTACCCCAGAGCCGTCTGCAAATGCTACTGTCCGCGAGATATCTACGCCCGGCGCGGGTGGACGGTGCACATTCCTGGTTATCGAGTGGACTGATCAGGCTGCCGGCACGCGAGACTACGGGGCAACCGACGCAAGCTGGACCGGCACCGGAACTATCAGCAAGATAGCTGTTGAGGTCAAGGGAACAAGCGGCGGACCGGCTGAAGTTGATGTAGCCCCTGGAACACTTAATTTGTCAGGTGTCGCCTCTGTTGCGACGCCTCAACTAGCGCTCGCAGTTGGGACGCTTACACTCTCCGGCGTAGCGGAGATGCCTACGCCGCAACTCGCGCTAGCGCCAGGAGTCCTCACGCTCTCCGGCGTCGCATCCTTGCCAGCTGTGCAGGTAGCGCTATCGCCCGGAATCCTCAACCTATCAGGCGTTGGTGCGACACCGACTGTTCAGGTAGCAGCGGCTCCAGGAGTGCTGGCACTAACTGGTGTTGCAGCGTTAGCGACTCCGCAGGTTGAGATTTCTCCAGGGATCCTCAACCTATCCGGTGTTGCGGCGTCGCTCCGGCCCAACATCGATGTCAACCCTGGAATCCTCAACCTGGTTGGTGTTCCTGCAACCATGGAGGGTGGACCGCTTACCGTTGAGCTGGTTCCAGGAGTTCTGACGCTTACCCCGGTATCGCTGGAGACAGAGCTTCAGCCGGTCCAGATAGACCTTGCTCCAGGAGTTCTGGTTATACAGGGGGTTGCGCTCGAAACCGAGCTAGGCCTTGTTAGCGTGGAACTAGTTCCTGGAGTTCTTATGCTGGTGGGGGTCCCAGGGGAAACCGGTATGATATCAGGGTTTGATGGTATCTGGGGTGTGGAGATGGGGGTGTAAGATGCCGGTCGTTCCGTTCCTTTCGCCGTTTGGGTCGCCTGAAGAGCTTGAGATGCAGCGGATCAACACTGAGGCCTTCATTCGCGCCCGGCCTCTTACGGTTCAGCTCATACCTCGGACTCAGATAGTCACTGGCACTGGAGCGCGATGGGAGGAGCAACCAGCCCGTCCGTTTCAGGTTGTGAGGCTAGTTGAGCTGGCCTCACAGACAGATGTTGGGGGAGGGTCGGAGGCCGGGGGAGACGGATTCCAGCACAAGGGTTTCTTCCAGATGGTGATGGAGTGGAATGCAGAAGTTGGGTTAAATGATACCTGGGTGGACCAGTATGGAATCCGGTTCGAGGTCAAGAATCTGCTGACATTCAACGGGTATGAGCGCCGGGCGGAGGTGACTCGCTATGGCGAGACTGGGTAGTCGTCAGTTCAGCATGAACACTGATGAGCTGGAGCACGGATTGAATACCTTCGAGCCTCGGCTGCGCAGTGCGGTTGGCGCTGTGATGGAACGCTCCAAGGACCAGGCTGTAGCTCACATGCGCACCAACGCCCCGTGGACCGACCGGACTGGAAATGCTCGCTCTGGCCTAGATGGGATTGTATTCCGCCAGGGCGGTGGATGGGTGATGAACCTATTCGGTCGCGCGCCATACCAGATATGGCTGGAAGTCAAGAACCAAGGTCGTTATGCCATCATCACCCCAACCATTCAGCGTTGGGGTCCGCGGACGATGGCGATGATGACGGGGCTGATAGACCGGCTGAATGTGCGAGGGAGGACCTGATGCACTCCCTTAGGAATATGGTTTTCAATGCCCTACTTGCGGATCCTGAGCTTATTGGGTATGGGATACACCAGGGCTCTCTCTTTCCGAACTTCGCGCCTGATTCCCCGGCATCCAACCTCATGGTGTTTGCAGTTATCAGGTGGGGCAACCAACAGCCGACCCCGGGGGCGGATACTACGGTGCGTCCAGTCCTTATGTCATTGTGGGTCTACAACAGGGAAAAGGACTTTGCGGTCATCGATCACATCCTGAAGCGTTGTCGGGATATATTCTCCAGCCTTGTGGCGCAGGTCTCGGATGGGGCTGCAATTCTTGGGTTTGACTTCCAGGAAAGTTCAGAGGATCTGCGTGATGACAATTATGACGCGGTGGCCCGGTCGGAAACCTATAAAATCGTGGCGAGCGGTAGCTAGGGATGGGAGGGGATGGGGAACTTCGGTGCAGAGGAAAGCGTCACGGGCTGGTGATAGATGAACACATCTTCGAGGTCAAGTGCGATTCGCGAGTATGCGGAGCTAGGCCAGGAGTTGTTGTTCTGCATCGGTTTGACCTACGCAC